CGGTGCAAGCATTTATGAGGCAATACCCGATCAAGTTTGCGTTGCTTATTCAAAGAGCAATATTGCAGTCATTGCAAGGGAATTGCACGAAAAAGGAACGCCATTTGTTATTGCTGCGGATCGCAACGGCGAAGAAGAAATGGCAAAACTTGCTATTGAGTTTAATTGTCCCGTAATTCTTCCCGATATTGGCGATGATTTCAATGATTTTATGGAAGATGCTGGCGTAGAGGCCGTTGTAGAAAGCATCAACACTCAAATCAGGGAATATGGGCGCGCATTGGCGGCGCAGCCGCCGGAGCCGATAGCGTCGTTTGATCCTTTTGATACCGTTGATGCTTTTGAATATGACGAAAGCCATATCCCGCTTAGGCCGTGGATCATTCCTGGCGTCATGCTACGTGGCGCAACGCACTTATTTGCCGCTCCCGGCGGTACGGGGAAGTCGCTTTTCACGCTGCAACTTGCAATGGTGCTGGCTACAGGGATGCAATGGGGCCATTGGCAACCGCGTGAGCGCGCCAAAGTGCTTATCATCAATGCCGAAGATGATTTGGATGAGCAGCGCCGCCGTATATCAGCTGCAAGAAAAACAATGAACGTGACACAGGACCAAATTGGTGGGCGAATTAGAATTGCCAAAAAAACAGATAATCTAGTCATTAGCAAGATTGATGCTAAAACTGGTATGCCGTCTCGTACTGATTTAGTTGATCAGCTTAGGGATTATATTAAACAGGAAAAGTTTGATGTAGTTATTGTTGATCCTTTTGCAGAAACCTTTGAAGGCGATGAAAACAGCAACAGCGAAGCGCCTTGGGCAATGAAATTGTGGCGTGATGAAATCGCACGCGGCGCTAATTGCGCGGTTTATCTTGTGCACCATACCGCCAAGGGATCGTCCGACAAGGGCGCGGGCAACGCCGATGTTATTCGTGGTGCTGGCGGCTTGGTCAACAGTGCCCGTATGGCGGCAACACTGTTTCTTATGACCCCAGGAGAGGCGTCGGGCAATGGCGTGGCCGAAAAAGACCGCTATCGTTACGTGCGGTATGATGACGCCAAATCCAATCAGTCGCTGCTTGGATCGGGTGCGCGGTGGTTTGAAAAAGTGACGGTTCGCATTGGCAACGGTGACGGTGGATACAGCGACGGGTGGCAAGCTGGTGATGAGGTAGGCGCACTAGTTCCAACCTCGTTTGACGGTGTTGGCGGCGTCGACAGCAGCGATATCATGAAGTTGCTGCGCGCTATTGACCAAGGATTTGTTGATGAAAATGGCGTGTTTACCGATATGCCTTTTACCAAAAACAAAGCGGGTGGCGGGTCCAAGCGATGGGTTGGCTTCTTATCCGTGGACGTGATCGGGCATAGTGAGGAAGATGCCAAGCGGCTTATTAGGTCGCTTTGTGACCGCGCTGTTTTGACCGAAGTGGATTGGGATGATCGTGAAAAGGGGCGCGTGTCGAAAGGGCTTAAGGTTGATTTTGAGCGAGCCGAAAGCCTCTATGGTGGGGCTGTCCCCAATGGGGATTAAAATGACATTCATTGGGGGTCTGATTGGGGAAAAAGTTTCCCCCAATGGAGATTTCACCCTAAAGGGTAATGGGATTGGGGGAACGCCCCCCATTGAACCCGTGGAACGGGGTTCCAATGGGGTAAGGCGTTGTCCGAAGGACCAAGCCCCCAACGCCCATAACCCTTGTCGGGTGGATTGAAACGCGGATTGATTGGAAAGGAATTGAGTGTGATTTTTATCAAAACTGCGAACGGTGTTCTTAACGCAAAATACATTGTGCGGGCTTGGTTGAGCCGCGAACATGATGGCTATGCCAGTATGCAATTTTTGCATTCCGATGGCGTTGACGAAACATACACGGTGCGCGCTTTGTGCAAAATTGAGGAATTGGCCAAGATTGGAGTTAGCGCGTCTGACTTGGCGAGTAGGCCAGTTCAGCAACAGCCGGATTGATTGTAAAATTTACGAAAAAGGGTATATTTGGATTATGGCCAACGTCGGACGCCCCACAGATTACACCAAAGAGATTGGCGACGCGATTTGCGTCAGGGTTGCCGATGATGAGGGCGTTGCGGCTATTTGTCGCGATGAAACCATGCCGTCGCGCACTACGGTTTATAAGTGGTTGCGCGAACACTCTGAGTTTGCAAACAACTACGCGCGCGCACGGAGCGATCAAGGTCACACCGTTGCCGATGAAATGCGCGAAATTCGCCGCAAGGTGGAGGATGGTACGCTAGACCCCGCCGCCGCTCGCGTTATCATGGACGCGCTCAAATGGGAGGCGGGAAAGCGTAACCCGAAGTCATACGGGGAGAAGGTCGCGCTCATCGGTGGTGATGATGGCGATCCGCCAATCCGCATGGTGCAGCGGCGTATTGTAGATGCCGGTTGACACCAACGGCGTCCTAGAGATTGCGACGCCCCGAGTATTTGCGCCGCTCCTAGTCCAAGGAAAGCGTTACTACGGCAGCAAGGGCGGCCGAGCCTCGGGCAAGTCACACTTCATGGCGGAGCGGCTGGTAGAGGAAGCAATAGCCCGCCCCGGCCTTCGCGTGTTGTGCGTCCGTGAGACGCAAAAGAGCCTCAAGGAAAGCGCGAAGAAGCTGATTGAGGACAAGATACAAGCGCTAGGCGTCGGGCATCTGTTCGAGGTGCTACGCGACGAAATACGCGGCCCTGGCAATGGCGCATTCTCATTCATCGGCATGCAGTCGCACAACGCGGAGAGCGCGAAGGGTTTTGAGGGCGTAGATATCGCGTGGGCAGAGGAGGCGTCATCTCTTAGCGAGCGCTCAATCAAGCTGCTAATCCCGACGATCCGCGCCGAAGGGTCGCAGTTGTGGTTCTCGTGGAACCCGCGCCGCCGCGCCGATCCAGTCGAAAAGCTGATACCGTGGCATGACACGGAACGCGCAGTGCTGGTGCACGCCAATTACAAGGACAACCCATTCCTGCCCCGCGTCATGCTCGATGAGGCTGTAGCGGCAAAGGAATTGAGCGAGGACGATTACGCGCACGTCTGGCTTGGCGGATATGAAAACCTCGGGAGCAAGGTCGTCATACCGGCGCAGTGGATCGACGCGGCTGTGGGGCTGTGTGAGCGACTAGGTATTGAGCCAGAAGGGCGGCGCTATAGTGCGCTCGACGTGGCTGGCGCGGAAGAAGGTGGAGATGAAAACGCACAGGCTATCCGCCACGGCATTGAGTTGCAGTTCATTGACAAGTGGAACGGGCTGGACACCAGCCTTACTACACAGCGCGCCGTTGCCAATATGGCGGCTAGGAGCGTCACTGAGGGCTATTACGACGTTGTGGGTGTAGGCGAGGGCGTAACGGGCGAATGGGCGTCTATGGGGCGTCGTGGCGAGGCTCCTGACGGCATTGAAATGATACCGTGGAATGGCGGCATGGGTGTGTTGGAGCCGGACGCTCGCATTAACCCGGATGATGACGACAGCCCGCGCAATCGCGATCAATATGCCAATCTAAAAGCGCAGGCGTGGTTCATGTTACGCCGCCGGTTTGAGAACGCGTACAAGGCCAGCAAGGGGCGTCCATATGACGCTGATATGTTGATTAGTCTGCCACGCTCGCTGCCGTTTCTGGGGCAGATACAGGATGAATTGACGCAGCCGCAGCAGAAATACAGCGGCACGGGCAAGGTGCTGGTAGACAAACAGCCAGACGGGGCGCGCTCACCCAATCTGGCTGATGCAATTGCTATGTGTTTCTTGCCTCTGGGCGGGGCTACCAGCTACTCGCTGGATGTTTGGTGTAGTTAGGAGCTAAGGCGGCCAGCTATAAGCTACTTAGTCCGGCACGTCGCGCCGGAAACCGCTGTATCACACCTTATTCGGCCATTGCTGATCGCGCAACCGCAGATACGGATCAAACCCAAAGCGCACGCACAATTCCTTGGCGACCGTCGAGCCGCATGCGAACGTGTCCATGACGGCACCGAAGCGCAGTGCGCCTTGTCCGCCACGGCTGGCGCGGGCGCAGCGGACGGCGTTGGCTAGAAGTTGGTCGTCAAGCAACATGGTCGCCGGCCTCAAGACGGTCAGCGAGTGAGGAATAGTAGCCACGCATTTCGCTGTCCCACCCAAAAAATTGTCGGTTAACCACTTCCTTGCCGGCCCGCAAAAACTCCACAATACGGGCGCGTTCTGCGGCGCGGCCTTGCTGTTGGTTTTCATGGTCGCGCATGTAGCTGTTCATCATGCAAACTCCTCTTCCATAATTTCGTTGACTTCATCGGCAAGGTCAGGTCGAGCGTCGCAAATGTAAGCCGCAAGCGCCGCGCGATCGTTGTTCTGCTCAAGAACGCGAAACACGTCCGACTTGCGCAGTTCGCTGATGCTATTGGCGGCGATCTTGATGGCAGCTTCGAACATTGATTTCCTCCGTTGTTGAAGCCACCCTACCACCTCCCCCGCACACGTCAACAACTATTTTCCATAATCCAATTAACCGCCTCGAATTCGGTAGCAAACTCTCCCACAATACGAGGATTAGCACCGTTGCGAACCTGCTCGTCGCTAATCGTTTCGGCGTCCGCTACGTGGTAGCAATCGCTAAATGGGCCAGCATTAATTTTGTAAATCTTAAAACGCTTGCCAGCGCCATGAACGTAAGCGGCGTTGCCGCGCCAAATAGCTGCGCTCACGCCGCCATCTCCAAAACCTGAGCAAAGGTGCGAATGCGCATACACCCGTTGTCATTAATCTTGTATCCCGTTTCGCCATTAGCGAAAGGCATGAAGCCATTCGATGGAATAATCGTCGTCCCAACGATCGTGACGCCCTTTGCAGTAAGAGCCTTGCGAACCTTGATATTGAAGTCGCGCATTGGAATGACCCTCCTAGGCCAATTCAGCGTAAGGCGGAATTGCCTGCTGACAAAGCGACATTAGCAGGGACGTTGGCGGCGTCAACAAAAAAGATGGGGTGGGGCGGGATTATTTTAGCTGCCGCCGATGAGTTCGTTATCCTCGGTCATGCGTGGCCTCCGAAACAGGCGCGGCTTTCTCGATCTTGTCTGTGAACAGGTCGAGGTCGATCGCTGCGGCGTGGATTTCGCCAGCCCTAAGCTCAAGATCGCGGGCATCGCGGCGCAGCTTCTCAGCCTGCCACAGCATGTCCTTCACCTTCTCGCGCAACGCGCTAACAGGCTCGGCGTAATTCATGCGTTCTCTCCCTTAGTAAGGGATTGCCGGTCAGGGTTGGCGAGGAAGATGCGGAGCGCGATGCCGATTGGGCTTATCTGTCCTGCGAGGTCTGCAAGCCCAAGCTGACACAAAACTCGGTGGGTGCTAGAGGGCGGAAACGTCATCCAACGCTTCTCGTGGCCGATAGCGGGCGATTGCCATACCGCCTTGTCTGTTAGGTAAGCCCGCTGCGCTTTCGTCAGACGGCGTGCGATCGTTGCTACATCACTCATGTGCCGTGCCTCCCGCTGCCCAGGCGAGAGCGTCAGCAAGTTTCTGGCAGACTTCCTCGGTCATCTGCTCAGGCACATCGCCTTCAAGGATGCCGAACAACGCTTCCCAGAAGTCGTTACCGTCTACCATCCAAGGTACTCCTTGATGAGGTTTGCGGCGACATTTCCGACTATGACCATAACCAGCAGCGCCATGAAGAATGCAGCTTGTTTCGCGCGGTGCATCATTCGGTGCCTCCCGCTGCTAGAGTGCGGCCGACCTTGATAGCCTCCAGCGCGATGTCGAAGCGCCGGCCGCGATAGCTGTCCTTGGCTTCCGGGTAGTGCCCCTGCACGATCGCGATTGCCACCTGC